ATACAAAAATATTCAGAATATTTTTTTATACCCCCCAGTAAGAAGGTGTAATTTATGAAAAAACAAAAACTGAAATCTTTGGCTGAATTAAAACAGATTTTTACAGGAAATGAGACAAATTCAGTTTTAGCATTGAATCTGATTGACAAAGCAACCTTTATGGATAATACTTTAAAAAATTTGGAGGCTATTGTTAAAGCTGAAGGAGAAATAACATTAATGGATCAAGGCAGATATAGTATTGAAAGAGCAAATCCTGCACTAACATCTTATAAAGATTTGATTAAAAGTTATACAACAGTTATTAAGCAAATTAATGACATGATACCAAAAGAGAAAACTGTTGAGGGAGAAAACTTGCTGAACTTTTTGGCAAGTGATGAAAGATGAACTACATCAAAGAATATTACTCACAAATCAAAAAAGGAAAAATAGTTGCAGGAGCTAAAATAAAAAAGATATATGGGAAATTGGTAAGAGAGATGTCAAAATCTAACTTACCATTTTATTTTGATGAAAACAAGGCTTCCAGACCTATTGAATTTATAGAGAGATTCTGTAAACAATCAGAAGGCAATTTGGGAGAGCCAATAAAGTTAGAGTTATTTCAAAAGGCATTTATACAAGCTATATTTGGTTTTATAAACAAAGAAACCAAAACCAGAAGATTTAATGAAGTATTATTATTAATGGCTAGAAAAAATGGAAAAACAACTCTTTTGTCTGCTATAGCATTATACATGATGGTTGCAGATGGAGAAGGCAGTGCAGAATGTTATTCAGTTGCTACTAAAAAAGATCAAGCTAGCAAATGTTTTAAATCTGCATGTGCAATGCGTAGCCAAAGTCCAGAAATAAAGGCAGTTGTAAACAAAAGAAGGACAGACATGTATATGCCATTAACATTTAGCAGTTTTGAGCCTTTATCAAGTGATAGTAATACATTAGATGGTTTGAACTCACACTTGGTTGTTATTGATGAGTTGCACGCAATTAGAGACAGAAACTTATATGATGTTATGAAACAATCAACATCATCAAGGAGACAGCCATTAGTAATTATGATTACAACAGCAGGAACAGTTAGAGAATGCATATTTGATGATATGTATGCTTATGCAAATAATGTGTTAGATGGAATAGTAAAAAATGATTCTTTTCTACCTGTTTTGTATGAACAAGATAAAGAAACAGAATGGAAAAATATTAAATACTGGAGCAAATCTAATCCAGCAATAGGAACAATAAAACAATACAAATATTTAAATGAACAAGTGCAAAGAATTAAAGATGATGCTTCTGCTAAAAGAAGTATTCTATGTAAAGATTTTAATATTAGATCTACAACAGAAGAAAAATGGTTAGACTTTGACACCATAAACAATGAAGAAACATTTGATATTTCAGAGTTAAGAGGCACATATCGGAATTGGAGGAGTGGATTTGTCAGCAGTAACAGATTTAACATGTGCAAGCATACTTGTGTATAAGAATGAAAAGAAGTATTTAATACAACAATATTTTATTCCTAAAGATAAACTGGAAGATAAAAACAAAGATGATAAAGTACCTTATGATATATGGGCGGAAAAAGGATTGGTAACTCTTTGTGAAGGAGCAAGAGTAAATCCTCACTATGTAACAGAGTGGTTTTTAAAAATGCACAAAGAACATGATATTTCCGCTTATTGGATAGGCTATGATAGATGGGAAGCCAAATATTGGATTGAAGAAATGAAAACAGAGCGGATTCCAAATGGAAGAAGTAATACAAGGAGCTAAAACATTTTCTAATCCAATGAAAGAACTTGAAGCGGATTTAAGAGAAAAGAAATTAAATTATAATAATAATCCAATTACAAAATGGTGTTTATTAAACACATCAGTAGAAACAGATAAAAACGATAATATTAGACCTGTAAAAGGTAAAAAGAGAAATGAGCGTATTGATGGAACAGTATCAATGCTTGATGCTTATGTGGTGTTTTTTAGAAACTTTAATGAATATATAAATTTATAATGGAGGACTAAATGAAAGAGAAAAGAAGTCTTTTTGAATTTGTATTTGGTAGAGGAGAGAATCCAATACAACAAGTTTTAACTAAACTAAAAATGCTAAATGGAGATGATGTTAGATGGACTACATATCTAAATAATCCTTATGACATTAAAGTAGTAAGACAATGTATTGATAGAATTGCAACTCATTGTGCAAAAATGACACCAAAACACATACAAAGTTTAGATGAAAGAACATTGAATATAAATGGAGATATTAACTTTTTATTGCAACATAAACCAAATCCTATAATGACTAAATTTGATTTTTTATACAGAGTTATTTCAATTTTATATTCTTATAATAATGTTTTTATATTCAAAGCTACAGACAACATGGGAATGATAACAGGATTTTATCCTATTATGGCATCAGAAGAAAATCTATTAGAAGATAGGCAAGGAAACATTTATTTAAGATTTAAATTTATAAATAATCAAACATATACTTTGCCTTATGAGGAATTAATCCATTTAAGACTATTTTATAACGAGAATGATATATTTGGAGCTACAAATGATACTTTAAAAACAGACATAGAAACCGCAATAGCATCATCAGAAGGAATAAAGAATGCTATTTATACTTCAAACAAATTAAAAGGATTGTTGAAGTTTACAAATGCTATGTTAAAGCCAAAAGATATAAAAGATAGCAAAGATAAGTTTGTAGAAGATTTTTTAAGGCTAGATAACAAATCTGGAATTGTAGCATTAGATGGCAAAGCAGATTTTCAAGAATTAAACATAAAGCCAATAACATTAGATAAGGATCAATTAGAAAGAGTAAACTATAATATCTTTGATTATTTTGGTGTATCAGAAAAAATAATAAATAATTCATTTACTGCAGATGAATGGAATGCATTTTATGAAGGAGTATTAGAAGCCAGAGCGATACAACTATCAGATGCATTTACAAACAATATTTTTAATAAAGAATCAATTAAAGAAGGGCATAAAATAATTTTTACTGCAAATAGAATACAATATGCAAGTATAGATCAAAAAGTTAAATTATTAAGCACAATATTGCCTTATGGATTATTAACTAAAGATATGACATTAGAAATTTTAGATTTACCTCAAATAGGTGGAGAAGAAGGACAAAAAATATTGCAGTCTTTAAATTATATTAATTCAAATATAGCAGATAATTATCAAGGAGGAGGAAATGATAATGGAGAATAAACATTTAAAAGAAAACAGAATTGTTGAAATGAGAGCTTTAGATGAAGAAAATCAAATGGTATTGGAAGGGTATGCGGTTGTTTTTGATAGTCCTGCAACACATTGGGGATATACAGAAATAATTGATAGAAATGCATTTGATGGTGCAGATATGAAAGATATTTGCATGAAGTATAATCATTTAGATAGTTATCCTGTAATGGCAAGAACAAGAGGAGGCTCTCTACAATTTGAAATAGATGATTATGGAATGAAAATAAAAGCAAACTTGCCAAATACATCTTCTAACAGAGATATATATGAACTTGTAAAAAGTGGAGTATTAGACAAAATGAGTTTTGCTTTTACAGTATCAGAAGAGGAATATGATTATGATACAGACACAAGAAGAATTACAAGATTTGACAAAATATTTGATGTATCAGTTGTAGATACACCATTTTATGATGACACTAGCATAGTCGCTAGAAGTAAAGATAGTTTCTTGGAAGAGAGAAACACAAAAAAGGCTCAAGAGGTTGAATTTAATAAGAAAAAGTTAAATTTACTTTTGAGCTTATAAATTACACCCTTAAAGCAGAGAGTAGGAGACTACTCTCTTAATATATGTATATAAAACCGAAAAAAGGCTTGTGGTAGAACAAGTCTTTTTTAGTTGGTAGAAACTAAATAGGTATTTTATAGAAGGTTGGTAGAAACCTAAAAAAATAATAAAGAAAGGAATTTTAAAAAATGACTTTACAAGAAATTGAAAATAAGAAATTAGAGTTAAGAAAAGCTATTGATGAAGCTGAAACAGATGAAGATTTAGAAAAACTAAAATCAGAAGTTGAAGCAATCAATAATGAAAAACCAGATGGCAAAGAGCCAGAAGAAAAAGAACCAGAGCCAGCAAAAGATGGAGAGACAAAAGATATTACACCAGAAGAAGAAAGAAAACTACTTCAAGATGCTAAAAATCTTGAAGAAAGAAATATTAAAAATAATGGATTGAAAGGAAGAAAGAAAATGGAAGAGAAACAAGAATTTAGAAATTCAAAAGAATATATAGATGCTTATGCAAACTATGTTAAAACAGGAGATGATAAAGAATTAAGAGCCTTAATTACTACAGGAGGATATGCATCAAGCAACAGTCCAACAGTAGAAGTACCAGATTTAGTTTATGACTTTGTAAAAACAGCATGGCAAAGAGAAGATTTAATGCGTAGAGTAACATCTCTAGCAGTAAAGGGAAATTTCAAAGTACAATTTGAAGCATCAGCAGGAGATGCATCAGTACATACAGAAGGACAATCTGCAGTATCAGAAGAAGAATTAGTTTTAGGTGTTGTAACCTTAACACCAGCATCAATCAAAAAATGGATTTCAATTTCTGATGAAGTATTAGACATGAGGGGAGAAGAATTTTTAAGATACATCTATGATGAATTAACATATAGAATTGCTAAAAAATGTGCTGATCAATTAATTGGAATTATTAAAGCATTACCATCTTCATTATCAGCAAATGGAGAAACAGGTGTATATGATACAGTATCTGCAAACAAAATTGCATCTGCTCCTGCAGTTGGAACAGTTGCAAAGGCAGTTGCTAATTTAAGTGATGAAGCTGGAGAATATACAATTGTTATGAATAAATTAACTTATGGAAACTTCAAAGATGCACAATATGCTAATGGATATGCTGTAGATCCATTTGAAGGAATTGATGTTGTATTCAATAACTCTTTACCAGCTTATGATTCTGCTGATCCAAATGCAGTTTACATGATCGTTGGAGATTTTAGACATGGTGCTATGGCTACATATCCAAATGGAGAAGATATAACAATCAAATTTGATGATACAACAGATATGACAAAAGACTTAATCAGAATACTTGGAAGAAGATATGTAGGACTAGGTGCTGTAGCTGATAAAGCATTTACATTAGTTGCAAAACCAGCATCAGTTTAATTTTAAAAAGTAAAAGGAGATAAAGACATGACATTTGAAGAATTAAGAGATTTGCAAATAACAGATATTATATCTAATACAAGCGAATTTAAAACTTTAATGAAAAAATGCTTATCAATAGCAGAAAACTCAACTATTAAAGATGATGAAATAGTTATGTGGATTAATGCAGGAATATCAGACATGATAAGAAATGATATTGATGTTGCATCAAATATAAAAGATGGATTAATTCAAGGAACAATTGTAATGTATGTAAAATCTTGCTTTGGATTCATTGAAGATAGTGAAAAAGACAAGGCAGAGAAAAGATACAAACAAAATCTTGTGAACTTGTCTTTATCTCAAAAATATTTATTGAAGGAGGAAGTGGAAGAATGAGATATGTAAGTTGTATATTGCTATCCACTTCTCTTACCTCTGATAGTATTGGTGTACAGAAAGAAACACAGATTGAAAAAGAAATCCCTATTATAAAGCTAGAAGATATTTATGCAAATGAATTTTATTCAGCTAATGAACAGGGATTTAAGCCAGAATTAAGGTTAAGAATAAGCACATACAATTATGATGGGGAACAAGAGCTTGAATATGGTGGAGTCAGATATACAGTTATTAGAGTACAACATCCTAAAGCAGATGAAACAGTTTTAATATGTGAAAGAAAAGTAAAGGATTTTGAAGGAGTAGGTACAAGTGTCTAAAGAAAAGGTTAAAGCAGAAGATTTATCAAATGCAGTAATGGAATATCTAAATAATTACGCAGAAGATATACACGATGACGTTGTAGAAACAACTGAAGATTGTACTAAAAGAGCAATCGAGGAATTAAAAGAAGTAAGTCAAAGCAAATTCAAAACACACGTTAAAAGTAAGCCTTATTGGAGAGGTTGGGACAGTAAGATACAACTTAAAGGTAAACTTAAATACCATCGTGTTATATGGAATAAGACTAATTATCAATTAACTCATTTGCTAGAAAATGGACATCATACAAGAAACGGAGGTTGGGTAGATGGGAAACCACATATCGAGCCTATCGAACAAAAGTATAACCAAGAATTTGTTGATTTGCTAACTAAAAGAATTAGGGAGGGTAAGAAATGACATTAGCTGAATTAAAAACTAAATGCGAAGCACAGGGATTTTTATATGCTTATGGCTTATTTAAAAATCCTGTAAATCCACCTTTTATAACAGTAAGAGTTAGAGATACAGATAATTTTATGGCTGATGATAAGGTATGGCATAAAGATATACCAATACAACTAGACTATGTGTATGAAGATAAAAATATAGAAGAAATGAATAAAATTGAAGATAATATTTTAAGCGATATAGCTTGGAATAAAACAGAAGAAGTTTACTTATCAGATGAACGTGTTTGGCAAGTAAGCTATTTTTTCGATATTTAGAAAGGAATTATAAGATATGGGAAAAGTATTATATGGAATCAGAAATGTATATGTTGCAAAACTAAATGAAGATGAAAATGGAAATATCACTTATGATACACCATTTGCAGTAGCTGGAGCAACAGGTTTTTCTCCAGAGCCACAAGGAGATACAACTATATTTTATGCTGATGACAAGATCTATTTCAGAAAAGATAAAAACAATGGTTATGAAGGAGAATTAACTCTAGCAGTAACTCCACAAGAATTTTTAACACAAATTCTTGGAAGGCTTGTAGATAGTAATGGAGTAGTAATTGAAAATGCTGATGATGTATTTTCAAGATTTGCTTTATTGTTTGAAGGAGAAGGAGATCCAACAAACAGAAGATATATATATTGGGATTGTACAACCACAAGACCATCAAGAGAGCATACTACAACAGAAGATAGCATTGAAGTAGGAACAGATAGTTTAACAATAACTATAGCTCCTAGAAGCAGTGATAATTCTGTTGGGGGATATATTGAAAAAACAGAAGCTAATACTGCTATTTATAACTCTTGGTTTAATCAAGTATATGAGAAAAATCAAGTTGCATCAGTTTAATTGAGAGAGGGGTAATTTATAATGATTAAAAAAATAAAAATAGAAGAAGCCGAGTATGAGATTAATAGTAATGCTTATACTCGACTTTTGTATAAAAAGACATTCAATAAGGGCATTATGGAAGATGTAAAAGTAATAGCCGAATATGCCCTAGAAATACAAAATGAAAAAGATAGACTAGAAAAAGAAGGCTTATCACAAGATGAAATTAACACAGCAATAGGAGTGATTGCATTAGAAAAAATAGATACCTTTGTGGAAATAATACTACAAATCACTTATGTATTTATAAAATGCAATGATGAAAAATTTATAAGTTATGAGGATTGGCTAAAAACAATAGAAAAAGTTAATCCAAATGATGAATGGGTTTCAGAGGTAACGGAACTAGCCGTTTCTTCCTTTTATAGACAGTGAGCTTATAGAAGAGAGTAAACTAATAAAAAATAATAAAGTTGAAAACAACAGCTTGGAAGAATATCAATTTATTGCTAATTGTTTGCAGATTGGATTAAGAATTGAGGATTTAAAGATGATGGAATACAGAGATATTGCTAAAATCTTTATTAGTTTACTTCCAAGCGAGAAAAAATATAAAAAAGCAACAGCAGAAGATTGGCAAAATATAATGTAGGAGGCTAGACAGTGGCTAACAATATTAAAGGAATAATAATTGAATTAGGTGGAGATACATCTGGCTTACAAAATGCATTAAGCAAAGTAAATAAAGAAACTTATAGTTTAAGTAAAGAACTAAAGGGAGTAGAAACTTTATTGAAATTCAATCCTAAAAACACCGAATTGCTAGCTCAAAAACAGAAATTATTAAATGATCAGATAAAAAATACTGATCAGAAATTAAAAGCATTAAAAGAAGTACAGCAACAATATATTAAAGAAGGTAAGGATTTAAATACTCCAGAATATAGAAATCTGCAAAGAGAAATTGCAAGCACTCAAAACAAATTAAAAGGATTAAAACAAGAGGCAAAAGCAAGCAATCAAGATTTACAAATGTTAAAAGGAGCATTGCAAGGTGTAGGACAAGTAGGAAAAGTAGCAGGAGCAATTGCGGTAACAGCTATTGTAGCAATTGGAACTGCAGCGGTCGCAACAGGTAAGAAACTATTTAGCATGGCAAAAGCAACATCTGATTATGGAGATGAAATAGATAAAGAAAGCCAAAAGTTAGGCATATCAGCAGAGAATTATCAAAAATTAGATTATGCTATGCAAATGAATGGAGCAAGCATAGATGATGTATCAAAAGGTGTTAAAACTATTACAACTGAATTAGGCAAAGCAGAAAATGGAGTTGCAGGAGCTGGAAAGTCTTTCAAACAATTGGGAGTATCTTTAAAAGATAGCTCTGGAAAAATAAAAACAAGCGAACAAGTATTATTAGAAAGTATTGATGCACTTTCTAAAATGGAAAATGAAAATAAAAGAAATGCTTTAGCACAAGAAATATTTGGAAAATCAAGTGCAGAGTTAAAACCTCTTTTGAATAGTGGTGCAGAAGGAATAAAGGAACTAATGGAAGAGGCTCAAAAATATGGCATTGTAATGAGTGATGAAGCAGTGCAAGCATCAGCAACATTTAATGATAGTCTAACAAGATTAACTAAAACAGCAGAAGGATTGAAAAACTCTCTTGGAGCATCTGTAATGCCAGCAATAACATCTATTATGGATGGTTTGAGCATGGCATTAATTGGAGATGATGGAGCAAATGCAAAGATTGAGGAAGGTGTTAATCAACTTGCAGATAGCATAAATCAAGGCTTGCCAAAATTTATGGAATTTATTACTAATATTTCAAAAGTAATGTTGGATAATGCTCCAATGATCATACAAACATTGGCACAAGGTATTTTGAATGCTCTTCCAACATTAATTCCTTCAATTAGCAACATTATTGTAAATATTGTTACAACATTGATTTCTATGCTCCCTCAAATCCTAGAAATGCGGAATACAGCTACTTGTAGCTTTAATAAATCGGTATAACAGAGGCTTTACCTCAATTAATTGATATGCTTCCAGATATAATTATCGCAATTTGTGATACTTTAATAGATCATCTCCCAGAAATTATTGAGGCTCGGAATAAAGATTCTCGTAGCTCTAGCAGAGCGGTATCATCAAGGCTATTCCAAAGCTACTTGCACAATTACCAGAGATCTTTACGAAATTTAAAGATACCTTGCTTGGAATGGACTGGTGGGGAATTGGTGTTGATGTTATTAAAGGATTATGTGATGGTTTAACAGGAGCAGGCAACATTATTTGGGAAGCTATTAAAAAAGTTGGCAATTCAATGATAGATGGAATTAAAAGTTTCTTTGGAATTGCAAGTCCTTCAAAATTAATGAGAGATGAAGTTGGAACATATCTTGCAAAAGGAATTGGAGTTGGATTTGTTGATGGAATGAAGGATGTAAACAAATTAATTGATACCAATATTCCAAGAGATTACACATTTGATACTTCTCTTACAGATGGCAGAAATGGTGTTGCAAGAGGAAACACATTAAATATTTATACACAAGAGCTAGATAGTGAAAAACTAAAACAAATACTAACTTATGTAAATAAAGAATTTGGATTTGCTTACTAAAGGAGATGGAAAATGGTAAGACAATTTAATTTTATAAACGATAAAGGTCAAAAGTTTTCTTTGATGGATATTAATAATTTCTGTTTATTAACAAGTCCAACAGGATTAGGTTTTTCTTATAGAACAGAATATGAACAATTAGGGAATATTTTTATTCAATCTTTAAGAAAAATTGAACAAGGAAAAATTAATGCACAATTAAATTTTGCTAGTTATGAAAATTTCAGAAATTTAGTGGATTTTATTGCTCAATCAGAATCTTTACAAATTCAATATACAATTCCATACAAAACTGAAAATAAGTCATTTTACAGAGATATAGATATACAATTGCTTTCTAAAAGTGAAATTCAAGCAAATGGAATAATAAGTGAACAAATTGAAATCAATTGTAAATCATTATGGTATGAAAAAATAGCTCAACAATATGAGATAAGTAGCACATCTAATGAAGTAAGATGGGATTTTAGATTTGATGCATATTGGAGCGGTTATTCGGTAAGAGATTTGGATTATATTAATAAAGGACACATTGATGCATCTGTTGAAATCACAATTGATGGAGAAGTAATTAATCCTAAAATACAATTATATATAGAAGGGCAATTATTTCAAGAGATTAGCATAACTGATACTATTGAGGAATATGAAAAATTATTATATTCATCAAAAGAAGGAGATTTTTATATTAAAAAAGAATTGGTGGATGGCACTTATGAAAATATGTTTAATTTAAGCTATATTGATTTTGAAAATGATAATGTGTTAAGAATACCACCAAACAAAGATTGCACAATAAGATTAACAGCAGATGAAGATATAGCAAAAGCAACTATCACTATTTTTGTATATTACATTTCTGTTTAGGAGGTAGCTTATGAATGAATTAGATATGCAAGTTACCTTTAATGGAAGTGTATATGATTTAACATATAATCCACAATCTGGATATTATGAAATTGAATTAACAGCTCCTAGCACAGGTGGATTATATACTGCAGAATTAGAGTTTGAGGATTTACTTGGAGATACATACTCATTAAATAAAACAGTACAAATTTTAACTCCAAAACCATTAGAAATAGAACAGAACAAGGTATTTGTTTGGATATTTGATCATAAGGATTTTTCTGTAATAGATATATTAGAAATTGCAGATTATTCTATAGTAATAGATGAAGAAACTAATGGATCATCCTCAATAACAGTTTTAAAAGAAACATCTGCAACTGCAAATGATATAGTTGCTTTCAAAAAGAACAATGATGTTTTATATTGGGGAATTATTGAAGAAATAAACAATTCAAATGGAGAAAATGCATATATATACTCATTAAAGTATATAACCAATATGTTTAATGAAAAAGTGGCATTAGAGGAAAATGTAAATACTATTGAAGAGGGATTTTACAGATTTAAAGCAGTAATTGATAGTAACTTTAATTTGGCAGTAAGAAATACTGATGAATTGAATCAGGGATTAGTACAATTATGGGAGAAAAACAATCTTGAAAATGGTGTTTGGCAAATTATACCAAACGGAACACACTACAAAATTAAAAATATAAATACAGGATTTTATTTGGACACATTAGGAGGAAACACAGCAAATGGAACAGCAATTTGTCAAAGCACAAATGGAGTAGATTGGGATTTTGTACAAGATGAAACAGGCATCTATTATATAGCTTTAGCCAGCAATAATAATTTAGTAATTGATATTGAAAATGGAACAGTAGCAAATGGAACAAAAGCACAGATTTGGAACAATACAAATTTAACAGACAATCAGCCAAACAGAAGGTTTTATTTAGAAAAAACAACAGAGCCTCTGATTTGGTTGGAAGGAATTGAAGATTTTATTGCTAATGAAATTGATAGAAATTTTATAAACAATTCTGATACATTTGTTAATAAGGATTATTTAGAAATTGAAATATTAACTCATACTCCAAAAGATATTTCTGTAAGCAATGTTGAAAATGGAATATATAATTTGCATACCTCAATGTCAAATGCTACTCAAATGTACAATATAGTTTATTCTTTCGATATTGATACATCTGGAGAGACTCCAAAGCTAAAAATTAGTATTGAAAATAAATCTGAATCAAAACTTATAATAGACACTAAAGCAATGAATATTCCTAAATATAGCGAGGTGTTTCAAACAGATATAATTGCAAAAGTAGTAGTAATAACATTAACAAGTCCATATACATTATATTTAAAAACTGATAGGACTACTACAACTGATCCAACAGATGTGAATAGAGCAGAGGGAAAAACAGCAGTTGAATATACAGAAAATTATGAAGATGCTGAACAAACTGCTTTGGATATTATAAAAGGCAATCAATATAATCATAATATAAGTTTTAGTTATGACAAACATATTGGAATAGGTACACCTATTGCAATTAAAACTCAAAATCAAACAATTGAAAATACTTATATTTCATGTATTAAAATAACACCTCAAAAGTTTTATGAATATCAATGTGGAAATATAAGAATCAATTTTATAGAGAAGTTGTTAAAGGAGAAGAAGTAAAATGTTAAAAGGAGAAAATTATGCAAGCCAGCTATATGAAAACTGGAGCAACAGATTAGCAATTAATACTTTTTTAAAGGGTGTTTGTGGAGTTATCAAAGATTTTGATAATGAACTTGAAGTAACTGCTAGTGGATCAAATATATATGTTGATAGCGGAGTAGCAATAATAAAAGGCGGAATTGTAAGAAACACTACATCTGCTACTTTGCCTGTTCAATTAGAAGCTAATCAATATTGTATTGTAGTATTAGAAATTGATTTAACTCAAATCAATACAAATGATAATTTTAATCAAGGAGCATTAAAAATATTAACTAATAGTGGCTCTTATCCAGAATTAACTCAACAAAATATTGAATTAACACCATCAAGCGGAACTTATCAATTTGAATTAGCAAGATTTACAACCAATACTACAGAAATTCAAAATTTAACTGATAAAAGAAAGTTTTTAGATTATTATGCTACTAATGCAGAAGATGTTAGCTATGATAATGCAAATAGTGGATTATTAGCTGACAATGTTCAATCAGCAATAGATGAATTATCTGGATATTTAAATGAATTAGAAGAAATATAGGAGGCACAATATGAGTATTCAAAGTGCTATTGATGGCATAAAAACATCAAAAAACAATTTAAGAACAGCAATAAATAACAAAGGTGGAAACATTGGAGTCAATGATAAATTAAGCACTTATGCAAATGCTGTTGATAATCTTTCAACAAGTATGGTAATATCAAGAAATTTAAAAGCTAATAGTAGTAGTGGAACATCATTGACACAAGATGTTACAATTCCTGCTAATACTACTTCTGCATTTATTGTTGTAACCTCTGTTTTATCTGGAAATGATAATACATATTCTTGCACTAGACAAAGCGGTGCAACAGTATCAATTACTACTCAACAATCTAAATCTTCTAATAGTTGGAGTCAATATGGACAACTTATAGTTTTCCAAACTATAACATATAAGATAACAAAAGCCAGAGGATCAAGTGCAGTAGTAAGAGTAAAGGTAGATAATCCTTATGGATTACAAGGTTTATGTGTACATCTTATAGATAATTAATTAAGGAGTTAATTATGAGTAATAAAATTACAGAAGTTAAAATAGAGCCTATTCCAATTTATGCAGGGAAAAAATTTAAATTAAAAGTAAAAGCAATAAGATATTTAACATTTGATGAACTAAAAGAATTAACTTATAACCAAGTTAAAAATTTTACTTATGGAAATTTGAAAGGAGATTAAAAAGATGGCAAATACAACACATTATAATTTACCTTATCCAGATGATTATACTGCAATAGCTGATGTACCAGAAGCAGTAAAGCAATTAGCACAAGGAACAGATACAACACTATACACTATTGTAGGAGATTTAGAAACAATACTTAATACATTAGATGTTGGAAGTGGGGTGGAGTAGATGAGCATAGCAGATAAAATCACATCAATAATAAACCACTTAACTGATGATTATGTTGGAATTGCTAATTTAGGTGTAGATTTAACAAATGTTGATAAGAATATTGAGAATATTAAAGAGTGTTTAGATGGAATATATGCAAAATATCCTAAAGTATCAAATGAAGGCACACTTGTTACATTAAGTGGTACAAATAAAGGTAAATTAGGTATAGTAGAAAAAGGTAATAGTACACAAGAAACAACAACGGGAAAACAATTATTTAATAAAAATGATACACCTGCGTCGATTTCTTATTCTTCAAGCACTGCAATAGATACTGGTGTAAGAATAACTAGTATTAATTCTGGTACAGGTAGTCAAACAAGAATGGCATTTTTTAAATTAATAGACCTAACTAATTATGTTGGTAAAGTAGTAAGATTAAAAACAAATTTTATAGCAAGTAACAATACAATAAAGCCTTTTTATACAATGGGTTATACAAATGCAGATTTTACTAAAAGAAAACAAATTAGTGGAACTGGGCAATCTTTTGTATCAGGAACTACTATTTATTTTACAGTAAATCAAACAGATGTTGAAACAGATAATAAAAAATATTTAATGGTGGTTTTATATACAACATTTGGTACAGAAGTAAATTCTGGTGACTATGTAGATTATACTGATTTAATAGTAACAATAGATAATAGTGATATGAGTTATGAACAATACACAAATGGACCAGCACCAAATCCTTCATACCCTTTTCCTATTAAGAGTGTTACAGGTAATAATAATGTAGTAGTATTTAATGGTTCATTAACAGAACAGGGGGGAATAAATGACACAACAGGCGCGGAAAATTCAGCAACAACAAGAATAAAAACAGACTATGTACAAATACCGAATTATACCTCAATGCAAATAACTTCAAATAATACAAGTTTAGTTTTTAGAGCAATACATTTTTATAACAGTAGTAAAACGTGGGTTAGTTCTTCTGGTTATGTAGGAAGTGCTTTGCCTTATACTGTTACAGATATACCAAGCAATGCAAAATATTTTAAAGTAGTATTTCAAGGGCAAAATGCTTCTTTAGATTTAAGTCCAACAGGAAATTATTTAATAATAGGAACACCTCAAACTCTACCACTTAATTTAGGTTCAATAGAATTAAATAAAATAGGAACATATCAAGACTATATATATAAGAATAATGGTAATTGGTATAAACACGAAACTGTTGGAAAATTAATATTTAATGGTACAGATGATAGTTGGCAATTAAGAAATACAAGTACAAATGGTGTTAAAACTTATTCTTTAAATAGCACAGTGCCTGACTATTATAGAGAAGAAAATTTAACATCTCCAAATAATATGGCTTATTGTGATAAATTTGTTATAAACAGAACGGTTTTAGGTGCTTCAGCAATGTACACCGAAAATATTTTGTTAGATGTTATTGGTGTTTCTTTTTATTATAATAGTGAAAATACTAGCAGAGCATTATATATAAACACAACAGAAACATTACCTAGTTATTTTGAAAATAATAATGCAAAATTTTATTACAAAAAAGCAACAGCAACAGATATACAAATTACAGATACTACATTAATATCTCAATTAGAAGATATAGATAAAATGCAATCATATAATGGAACAACAATAATAACATCTACTTATGAAAGTGGTAATGCACAAATGAATATTAGTGGTAGTGCATTGAAAGGAGAATAAAATGCAAGTATTAGATTTTATTAAGAATTACTGGACACAGATTATATTTTTCGTGGGTTTACTTGCTGGATTTTATCGTTATTCTAGAGCTATGATTAGTGCAACAAAATGTAGTTTGCGAAATGATATTCTTTCAATATGGGATAGATGTAATAAGAAAAAGCAGATAACTAAATATGAGTTATCTGCTATTAATTTATCTTATGAACAGTATAAAAAGTTAAAAGGCAACAGTTTTGTTGATGACATAGTACAAAGAGTTAAAACTTTTGAAATAATAGATTAGGAGGTTATTATGGATTTTGCTGGATTAGTGATTGTAGCCATATTGGTTGAAGCAATATGGGAAAATTTAAAAATGACATACAAAGAGGGGAAATTTAGCATTAGCATGTTAGGAGCTTTACTTTTAGGCATATTAGTATGCATTTTAGCAAAAATAGATGTGTTTGAAATTGTAGGCATTGATATTTCAATAAAAATAATAGCATACATATTAACTGGAATAATAGTATCAAGAGGAGCTAATTTTGTTAGCGATCTATTTAAAAGATTAAGGGGGGAGTAATATGGATGACAATATTATTGTAAGAGAAGTTGAATTTGATGAAAAACTTTATCAGAAAAATATAAAAGAAAACACATTTAATACTGAATATGAGGCAGGTGGGGAAGATGGAAATAACAATAGTAAAATGTCCAACAAATAAATACTCTATTAAATGCCCTTATACAATGAATCCAGAAGGAATTACTGTACATAATACTGCAAATGATGCTTCTGCAATGAGTGAAGTATCATATATGATAGGAAATGATAAAAAATGTTCATTTCATGTTGCTGTAGATGGTTATAGAGTAGTACAAGGATTGCCATTGGATAGAAGTTGCTTTGCTTCTGGAGATGGAGCAAAAGGTTTTGGAAACAGAAAAACAATTAATATAGAAATTTGCTATTCTAAATCTGGTGGTACAAGATTCACAGAAGCTGAAAAATTAGGAGCAGAATATATAGCATATTTATTAGCTCAAAATGGATGGGGAATAGAAAAAGTTGGCACTCACAGAGATAGGAGTGGAAAATACTGCCCACACAGAACATTAGATAAGGGATGGCAAAGATTTTTAAATTTAATTAATAGTTATTTAAATGCTAAAACACCAGAAGATAAAACAGATAATGATGGGAGTGATATAGAAGTGAAAACATATAAAAATGGAAGCACGAGCGAAAATGTATATTCAGATACAGATTGCAAAAATAAAATAGGTAGTTTAGATCCAAGAGAAACCTGTGATTGTTTTGGAATATTTAAAAACAGAGCAATGGTAAGATACCAAATAGGAAATACAGATAATTATAAAATAGGATTCTGTAAATGGCTTGGTGGAGTTAAATAGAATATTATTATGAAAAAGAGAGGCATTTTAATTAATGCCTCCTTTTTTTGTTATATAATTCAAAACATTCAAATATGTTTTAAATATGTCTGGTCGAGGTGAGTCGAGCCATTGCATATTTAAAACATCATTAACACTGGTAAAAATGTATTCAATCTCAATTTTATTTTCAAATACAGTAATTCTTCTGATATATTTATTAATTAATTTTTTCAATTCCATTTTAGATCCGCTTTTTAAATTCTTAATATCCTTGTTTAACATTTCTTTTACCTTTTCAGAAGTGATTTTATTGTTTGCAGTAACATCTAAATGCTCAATTCTGAAAATTATATCATCTTTTTGAGATTCTAGTGTCTGAATTTTTGCGAGAATGGATTTTAAGGGATTTTCTTCTGCAAGTAATAAAAGATTATTAATCTTATCATTTACATTTCTTAATTCTTGCTTTAAGTCATTCAAATATGAATTATTTTGTTTGACTACTTTCTTATATTCAATTTGTATTTTTTCTAGTAAAATATCTATTGAATTTCCATTTAATATTTTTTCATAAAGTAATTTTGCAATATCATCTTCAATTTTATATCTATTTATTCTATGATTATTACATTTTCCAATTTTATTTCTATTTCCACAAACATAGTATGAAGAGGTGTATTCATTATTGTTTTTCATTTTATGTGTAGTCTGACCTGTATATTTAGATCCACATTTTCCACAAAACATTATGCCACTTAATAGATATACTTCATTAGCTTTATATTGAGCAGAAGATCTTTTATTTTTTTCTGTTTTATCCTGTACCTGTTGAAATTGCTCTTTTGAAATTATTGGAGCAAAAGCATTTTCAATTTTAATAATATTTTCATTTATTTTATGTCTATTATTACCACTAGATTTATTATAAATATAAGTACCAGTATATTTTTCATTGTGCAATATCTCATAGATGCTGTTTTTCTTAAATTCTTGACTTTTTTTAGTTTTATATCCATTTTTATTGCATAATTCTATAATATCATAATATGAATAGCCTTCTAAATATTTGTTATAAATAAATTGTACTATTTTGCTTTCTTTTTCATTTATAACATATTTTCTATCAATAATATCATATCCTAAAGGAGCAGTACCTCCATTAGATAGACACTGATTGGCATTATAATTTAAAGCTCTGCGAACATTACTAGCAAGGTTTTTAGAATAGTATTCATCCATACTGGCTAGCATTGTGTACATTAAGTTACCTTCTGGAGAAGAAGTATCTATAGGCTGTGTAATTGATATAAGATCTACTCCTAGTTTTTCAAGTTTCATTTTATAATATAGGCTATCCTGTGTGTTTCGAGCAAATCTATCAGTTTTCCAAACTAAAACAGCTTGTACTTCTTTCTTTTTACATTCGTTTACCATATCTTGAAAACTGTCTCTATTATCTTTTGTTCCACTTTTCGCTCTATCATCAAAGAATTTAACTATTGTAATATTATTAGATTTAGCATAATTTTCAAGCTCTTTGTGTTGCTGTTCAATAGATAATTCATTTTGATTTGAAGAGGAATATCTACAATAACCATAAGCGAACATTATATTTTTCTCCTTAATTCTCTAACAATTCCAATAATAGTAATAGGAATATCTTTTATTTCTTTATTAGTGTAAACTAGAGGTTTATAGTTTGGATTTAATGCCTGCAATGTGATGCCATTTTCATTGATATATACTCTTTTTAGGAATGCTTCATCTCCATTAACAGCAACAATACAATCTTCTCCACTATTGCAAGAATTACATTTTTCAACAATTAAAGTGTCATTTTCGATATATTTTGGAGACATACTATCTCCTTTTACCTTAATTCCAAAATATGTTTTATCAGAATTAGCCATTTTTTCAGATATTTCTTCTGTATCAACTATATTTTCTATCATTTCAGATAATATTCCAGCATGGACAGAAGAATAGACATTAACTATTTTATTTTTTTTGCTTTTAGCTTCAATTGAATCTATTGTTTCTTTTTCTGCCAAATCAATATAACCAGCTTTTTGTAATAATTCAATATAATTAACATCATAAACTTTGGATAATTCTTTCAAAATAAAGGGAGTTGCTCTTCTTGTACCATTTTCTATCATTGATAAATTGCTGAATGTAATTTCAGATAAATAATCCACTTGTCTTAAAGATATTTTTTTAGATTCTCGAATATTTTTTATATATTTTCCAAATTCTTTCAACTCCATATTTTCAACTCCTTTCACATACATTATAAAACATGCGTTCACAAAAGTAAAATTATTTTTTAAAAAAGTGTTGACAAAAGAGAACATTATGTATAAAATTACAATAGTCGAAAGGAGTAAAAAAATGGTAGTAGTTAGAGACATGGAAAAATTAAGAAATGATACTGCAAAAGCAGGATTAACTTATTCAAATCTAGCAAAGAGCATTGGTGTAAGCAAAACAACTATAGGATCAATATATACTGGAAAAAGAAATCCAAGTCCTAAAGTTGCTGTTAAAATTTGCGAGATTTTAGGAGTACAATTTGAAAATATTTTTTTTGTTTCTACTGTTCACAAAAAAGAACAGAGAGAGGAGTAACAATGGATGATTTAGCAAAATACATATTACAACTTTATTTTATAGAAGAGGAGGAGAATAACCAATGAAAAAATTATTAGTTTACTTATTAGCTTTTGGAATGGTAACAGGAATTATTCCAATATTGATGTTAATTTTAATGGAAAAATCATTATTATTTACTATTTTAGTTGGAATTACTGCATTTGCATGGACTGCAAAAGAATTGTGTTTTTAGGAGGGAAAAATGGGATTTTTTAGAAAAATGAAAGAAAAAATTGAAAACAAAGAATTAAAAAAAGATATTGAATATCTTGAAATGAAATTGGAAGCAACAGAAAGAGTATTAGTTGCTAGAAAAAAAGATGTAACAAGATTGATGGGAGAAAAAGAAGAACAAAGACAATTGATTGAATACATGGAAAATATGTTTAACAGGATAATTGAAACTGCACATGATAACACTTATGGCAACACTGATTACAAGCTAAAAAAAATAATAGAACTTGCTAAATTTGAAGATCACACAAGCTCTATTAATAAATAATATTAATCTAATAATACTACTTTTTAATTTTATCAAAAGTAAAGTTAAAAGTCAAGAAAGAGGTAAAAAATGACTAAAGAGGAATTGATAAAAAAATTGGAGGAGAAATCCGAAAAGCTAAATAATTACAAAACCAACAGGAAAGCACAGCAGAGCTTTTTTGAGAATATTGTGCATGGAATAGAGGAAGATATAAAGAAAACAGAAGATAAAATTGCAGATATAAATATTCAATTAGATGCTTTATACGGATATATATGGGATTAGATGTTTTGTAAAAATTTAGTTAAAAAAATGAATGGTAAATTTAAATGTAAAAAGGCAAAAATTGATATTTCTCTTTGCTATTGCAATTGTTGCAGTGATTTTGAAACAAAAACAGTGAAACCAATAAAAAAGAGATCTAAAAAACAGGCTAAATTAGAACGATATAGAGACAAAAATATAATCAAAATGGGATTTTGTGAAGCATGTGGAGAATATTCAAAAAGATTAGATCCTCATGAAGTATTTGGAGGATGTAACAGAAAAAGAAGTATATTGAATAATTTTGTTGCATTAATTTGTAGAAAATGCCATGAGAATCCTGCAAAAATTGAAGAATTGAAAAAGAAATATCAAACTGAATTTGAAAAGACACACACGAGAGAAGAATTTATAGAAATAATAGGACAAAGTTATCTATAGAGAGGAGACACAAATGGCTGAAAGAAGAATGTTTGCTAAATGTATAACAGAAAGTGATGCATTTTTAGATATGCCACTTTCAACACAAGCACTATATTTTCATCTAGGGATGTTAGCAGATGATGATGGATTTATTGGAAGTCCAAAGAAAATAATGAGGAGTATTGGTGCTAGTGAAGATGATTTAAAAATACTTATAGCAAAAAGATTTATTCTTGGATTTGAATCTGGAATTGTTGTAATGAAACACTGGAAGATGAACAACTATATTCAGAAAGACAGATATAAAAAGACAGTATATCAAGATGAAATGAAAACTCTACAAGTCAAGAATAATGGCAGTTACACCGAATTGGATACAGAATGTATACAAAATGTATACACTTTGGATACACAGGTTAGGTTAGGTAAGGATAGAATAGGTAAGGATAGAATATATATAGATAATGCTGATGTAGATATAGAGGAAGTGTTAAAATTTTACGAATCAGAAATTGGTTTAGCAACATCAACAACAGCAACAGTATTTGAATCCTATTTAGAAGATTTACCAAAAGAAATGATTATAAAAGCTATTGAAATTGCAAGTAGTAACAACAAAAAATCATTAAGTTACATCAAAGGTATTTTGAATAGCTGGATGAATAAAGGTTATAAGGTATTAGCAGATACAGAGCAAGAGCATCTGATGAAAAACAATATTAGTGATATAGAAACTAGAGTAAAGGAGGCACTCTATGGAAGAGAAGGATTTAGTTAAGGTAATTGAATTTATACAAGGTGCATATAATAGGACATTATCAACAGAAGAAATAAAAGTATTACAAACAGAGCTTAAAGGATATGACTACCAAAAATTTATGGATAATTTAAAGTTTCCATTGCTAAAAAAAGTGGATTATTTCACAGTCCAAGCATTGCATAAAATAATACAAGATGACATAGATCTACAGCATTTAAGAGATAGTTTAGGAATAAGGAGATTTGAAGAATTATATGAAAATTAAGTGTATAGATTGTATTTATGTAATGACATGCGAAAGCCAGAATGAACATAGAACAGAATGCGAGCATGGACAAAAAAGAAAAGGAGAAGTGATAAAAATTGATAATTCTGGAACTATTTGCAGGAACAAGAAGTGTTAGCAAAGCATTTGAAGAAAAAGGACATAAATCATTTAGTGTTGAATGGGATAAAAAATTCAAAAATATAAGTTTATATGATGATATAAACAATTTAACGAAAGCTAAAGTGCTTGATTTACTAGGGGGGGAGAAACCAGATGTAATTTGGGCATCTCCAGATTGCACAACATACTCATTAGCAGGAATATCACATCATAGGAGGCTAATAGAGGGAAAATTAATTCCTATAAGCGAATATGCTAAATTTTGCGATAAAACAAACAAACACGTTTTGGAACTTATAAGAGATATAAATCCTAGATTTTGGTTTATAGAAAATCCAAGAGCTTGTTTAAGAAATATGGATTTTATGCAAGGCTTGCCAAGATATACTGTAACATATTGCCAATATGGAGATACAAGGATGAAGCCAACAGATATTTGGACAAATTATCCAAATCCGAATTTTAAGCCTCCATGTAAAAATGGAGATAAATGCCACGAATCAGCTCCACGAGGGAGCAGAACAGGCACACAAGGATTGAAAAATAAAGCTGAAAGAGCAGTTATACCTAAAGAATTATGTGATTATATAGTTAAAATATGTGAGGAGGCAAAAGATGAGTGATCAAACATATGAGATAGATTTAAAAATTAATAAAGATGCATTTTTAAAAGATTTAAGAGAAATTAAAGCAGAAGTTAAATCAGTTTCTAAAGACATAAACATGGAAGTCAAAAAATTAAGATTAAAATGGAATGATGTTTTAGTTATTAGAATTGATGGTCTTATAAAACTTTCAGAAAGAGAAGGAATACAAAAAAGATTAAGTAAACAGCTACATAGAAAAGTAATTGTTTTAGATAGATTTGTAAAAGATATTGAAGTAATTGAGAGGTAATTTGAAATGAGTGATCAAACAGATGAGGAAATAGTTGCACAAAAATTAACACAAGGGAATATGAGTATAAGCCAATTATTTGATTATTGGCACATGAAATATGGAATACCAGTATTTGAAAGAGATTTTGCAAAAGATTATTTAAAAAAAATAGAGGGTAAAAATGAGCAAACAAAACAAGATTGTTAGAGAAGAACTAGAGAAAATATATGGGCATATATGTATGCTCCATGATGGATTAAATATAAAGGGATATAGTAAATCAAAAATTAAATATACAGGGAAAGCAATAGAAAGGCAATTAACATTACATCATATTAAGCCTAAATCTAAAGGTGGAGCAACAAGTGTTGAAAATGGAGCTGTTTTATGTAGAGGTTGCCATGATTATTTAGAATTAACAACTCCAGAGAATAGAGAAAAACTAAATGATTTGCTTAAAAGATATAAAAAAATAAGAGTTGAACAAACTGATGAAATAGAGACAGATTTTGAAATAGATATAATAGAAATAGAGCCAACAGAAAGAGATTTAACTGTAAAAAAATTACGGAAGATACAACAGAGCAAAAGTCAAAAGAGAAACAAGAAAAGCAAAGGAGGAATACCAAAGAGATGATTGTAATCCCTAAAGTGTATAGAGTAAAAGTAAACGAGCATGCGAAAGTCAACAAAAAATATTGGACTTATGATTATTTATACACTACAAAAAATTTAGTTGTATATAAATGCAGAGAAACTGGACACACAGAAACTTTCCAAAAGAAAGATTTTTTTAAAAAAGAGGAGGAAAGCACAAATGAATAGAGAAGATTGTATTTTTTTGAGTCCACATTATAAAAACTGCACGATATTAGATAGAACATTAGATAGCAAAATGTATGATTGTATGAATTGCAAATTTTATTTAACAGAAGAAATGAAACAGAAGAAAGCAGAAAAGGTTGAAAAATGGTATAAGGACAGAGGTATGGTTAAATGATTAGATTTAGAGAAATAGAAAACAGGAAAAAAATAGAAAAAGAAATAGTTTGGACAACCATAATAGAAGGAACAAATGTAAGTAAAGCCAAAAAGAAAAAGGAATATGAATACTATATTTGTGATTATTGCCAAGAGAAGATAATTCTTAATAAGAAATGGGAAAACAATTCTGGAGGGATAATAAAGATAAGATTGAATGATTTTAACTGGATAACTTTAGCTTTACATAACAGATGTTTTATAAATGCAACAAAAGAAATAAATGAATATTATAAATTAAATATATAAAAGGGGGAAATCAAAAATGTTAATAGTATCAGAAAACGAAAAAGGATTTATAAATTTTGACAAAATACTTGCTATTGTAACAGTAAAAGCAGATGATAGATTTAAATTGGTAGCTGTAGCATTAGATGGATTACATGAAATAGAAATAGGAGAATTTGATTCAACAGATCAGTCAAAAAGAGTTATTCAAGAAATAATAAATAATTATTGTGAAGGAAAGAAAGTATTTTATGTACCATAGAAGAGGTAATTCTAGTTAAGCTATAAGTATAAAGAAAAGAGGTAGAATAATATGATATATGGAAAAGCAATACAAAATGGAGAGCCTAGTCCTACAACACCTATACCAATAGAAACTAAAACTAAAATTATAGTAAAAGACGAAGATGGAAACATACAAGAAATATATTTTGGAAAATTAGAACTAAAAGGAAAAGACTATGTGTGTAAAGGCACAGATGGGAAATGGTATTTATATAAAGATAAGGAGTAAATATTATGGAAGAAGAAAATGAAATAATTAGTAAAGAACTAAAAGAACATATAAAACAATTAATTGTATTATTATATGTAGACCAATTAACAGATAAAGGGAAACGAGAATTAGATGCACATATTAAAAATATATGGGTAGCTTATGAAGGACAAACAAGACTTTTACACGAAACAGAAGAAATGCATAATGAAGAATGCGAAAAAGTCAAAAAATTAGAACACGAAATATGGCATAAGGGAAAACAAATTGATTATTTAATAGATTTATTACAACAAGAAGGCTATTTACAATTTGATTTAAAACAACAAGCATTAGATTATATTGATAAATTACTTAAGTTAGAAGATAAGGAGTAAATATATATGAGTGAAGAAGAATTAAAAGCTATATGGTATTTTCAAGAAATATCAGACAATAAATATGATACAGAAAATTGGTACATAGTTGAAAATCTAATAGATAGACTACAAAAAGAATTAGAACAAGAAAAAGAAAAAAATAAAGAATTAGAAAAAAACAATAAAATAATAGCACAAATATATAGAGATGATTTACCAAAAGATACGGAATATATAATAATAACAAAACCTAATTTTGAAAGAATATATAAACTAGAATATATTTCAGTAGATAAAATAAGAAATAAAATAAAAGAATTAGAAGAAATAGAACAAAAAGATAGTGTTATAAATGAAAATGGAGTTTGTTGCGTACCAGCTTATTGGTTGGCTAAATTACAAAAAGAAGTTTTAGAAGATTTAATAAAGGAGAAATAGTATGTTAGAAATTTTAAAAATATTAGGATTTATAATAGTAACTTTATTAGCAGTAATTGTAATAACAATATTATTATACATAATTGTTAGAGTATTGATTTACATGTTTAGTAAAGAATAGGGGGAAAAATGAATAGACAAGATCTAATTGATTATAGAAATAATTTGAATTATTTAAATGAAAAATTCAATGATATTATAGCAAGAAGAGAAAAACTATATAAAATAACTCCAACATATATGGATTCAGCAGGAGCAAGCAGTCCAATACAGGATAAATTTGTAGAGGAATTAGTAAAAATAATAGATGAAGAAGTAAACTATTTAAAGAATGTAAAAGAGAGTTTAAATAAATTAAGAAAAATTGAAGAGGCTTTAGATAAAATTAAAAATACAACATATAGGAATATACTTTATGATTTATATATAAGTGAAAAAAGATATAATTTAACACAAGTTGCAAACAGAATAAATAAGGAGTATAAATATACCTGTGTACTACATGGAGAGGCTTTAAGTGAATTTGATGAGATTTGTGCAAATATTTGGTAAAAAATATTCACGATAAAAAAGGTTGAATCACGATATTGAAAAATGATATGGATATAATGAACTCAAAAGATAAAAAATAGAAGCACAAAAGATAAAATTCATTTTTCATATAAAATCTCCTTAAAATAGATTTTATAAAGGGCAGTTTAAGTTAGGAAATCCTAAAACTAGACTGTCTTTTCTAATGTTTATTTTAAAGAAAGGGGTGTAAGTAAAATGAAAGTTATAACTACAGGAGCATTTAAGAAAAACAATGTACCATTAACAGAAACAGGAATAGTACATAATGAGGGAGAGGTAATAGAAATACCAGATGACAGATATTTTGTACTAGGAACAAAAAATAATCCTTTTGGAGATATTTTTGTAAAACCTTATGTAGAGGAAAAGAAAGAACAACCTTTTGAAGAGGCAAAAAAAGAAAAAACTATTGAAACAGCAAAAAAAGAAGATAAAAAAGAAACAGCCACTCAAAAAAATAGAAAGAAAACTAAATAATGACATATACAGATGATCCAGAAATATTTAAAAAATATAACTCTAAAAAATGGAAAAAAATCAGAAACATGAAACTAGCACAAAATCCATTTTGTGAAAGGTGTTTAGAAAAAGGAAAATATGAGCCTGCATATATAGTGCATCATAAAGAATATATAACAGACAAAAACTATATGGATGGAGATGTATTTTTAAATTTAGATAATTTAGAAAGTTTATGTATAAAATGCCACAACACTGAACACTTTAAAGGCAAAGAAAACAAAGAGTATGTATTTGATATTAATGGAAATGTAATAAAGAATAAACATTATCAGAAGAAAGAGATTGTATATGAAGTTTAGTATAGTAATACCAATTTATAATAATAAAGAGTGGCTACCAAAATGTTTTGATAGTATATTAAATCAAACATTTACAGATTATGAATTAATCCTAGTAAATGATATGAGTACAGATGGAAATGAGACAGTTATTGAAGAATACAAACAAAAGTTTGCAGACAAATGCAAAGGTATTAAAATTATAAATAACAAAACAAAAAGATTAAATGGTGGAACTAGAAATGTTGGAATAGCAGAAGCAACAGGAGACTACATAATATGTATTGATTGTGATGATTGGTTTCATGATAACAAAGTATTTGAGGATATAAACAAAAAACTAAAAGATGAAGATATAATGTTTTTAGATTATGAAATAAAAAACCCTGATTTTAACATGAATTGTTTTCAACATTATAATTCTATTGAAGAGGCAATAAGAGGATATACATGTGCATTATGGACTAAAGTATGCAAAAGGGAATTATTATTAAATAATTTACAAAAAGAAGGCACATTATTTGAAGATTTAGGACAGCATTATAGAATATGTTTAGCTTGTAAATCATTTACATATTTAGGAAGAGTAACACATGTTTGGAACAGATTAAATACAAACTCAATAAGTAACATGGAACAATATGAATTTTATAGGTTTAATTTTTGTGGAGAAATGTATGAACTAATAAAGAAATTACCTAAAGGACAAACAAGAGAATATTTAAAGGGAAAGCTAAACGAATACTTAAAAAGTTGTAATGCAATGGTGGTTGAATTATGATAATAAAACATGCCAATATAATATATATGCCTCACATTAGTCAATTAGGCGGAATAGAAACTTATGTGTATGAATTAGTAAAGAAATATAATAAGTTAGATATAGCAGTAGTAACAAAACAAATAGAGTTAAATCAGAGAAAGAGATTAGAGCAATATTGCAATGTTTACATTCATACTAATGAAAGAATAGAGTGTAAAGTAGCAATAATAAATTATGATCAGACAATAATCAACTACATTAATGAAGAGGCAAAGATATATCAGACAATACATGCAGATTATACGAATCCAATATATATAGAGAAACCAAAACCAAATCCAAGAGTATATAAATTTATAGCAATAACCAATTATTTAAAAGACAAGATGAAAGATATGTTATATCCAAATGATGTAATGTTATCTTATAATCCATTAACAATAGATGATGATAAACCAATAATATTAGTAAGTGCAACTAGGCTACATAAATTTAAAGGCAAAGATAGAATGCAATTATTAGCAAATGAATTAGATAAACAGAATGTTAATTATTTATGGTTTATTATTTCCAATGATAGAAATGTAATAACAGGAAAGAACATAATATTTATACAGAGCAGAGATGACATACCAAAATGGTTGAGCTTTGCATCTTATGTTGTATTATTAAGTGATAGTGAAGCATGTTCATACACAATCAATGAAGCATTATATAGAAATATACCAGTTATAGTAACTCCATTGCCTTATTTAGAGGAGATTGGAGTAAAAGATAACGAGAATGCGTATATAGTGAAGTTTGATTGCTCAAACATAAAAGATGTAGTAAGCAAGATTAAAAATGTTCCTAAATTCAATTTCGCAAGACAATCTGATAAATATAATACAATATTTGCAAAAGATAAAAGTAAATTTATTCCAGACAATAAAATATTTGATTATGTAAGAGTAAAGGAAAAGGTTGGACATTATTATGATACCAAACTATGTAGAGATGTTTATTATGAAGAGGGTAAGTATCAAGTAACAAGAGAGAGAAGAAAAGAATTGTGTGGAGCAAATGTTTGTGATTGGATTGAAGAATAAAAAATAAATTTTTTTTAAAAAATTTTTATCCCCCCCATTCATTTTTAAAAAACTAATGTGGGGTATAA